AAGTGTAAGTGTTTTTTTTCATATGGAGTAGTTTCATCAAGTATATCTGCAAGTGCATTATACAACGAAATAAATGTTTTACCTGTCCCTGCAGTTCCATATGCAACAAGATGTTTATCTTGAGAATATGACTCAAAAAGTTTTTTTTGATTTTCTGTGATAGGTTCAATATCAAGAAGGTAAGTATTACTAATCGGTTTTTTACGTTTCATTTGCTTCGTAGTTAAACCGATACCTATGGGTTGATCCCCATTAGTTTTCTTTTTTCTTGGCATTTGATTAAATTTTTTTAACTCTAGAACCTGGTGATTTAGATGCTTTGTGTAAAACATCATTCCAACCTGGTTTACTTTTTCTTAACTTATCTTTCCATTCTCCGACTTCACCGACACCTGGCATAGTTGAGGGATCAGAATAATCTCTTGACCAATCAGGATTGTCCTCTGTCCATTGATCCCAATCATTCACACTCATCACTACTTCTTTTTGTTCACCAGTTTTTGTATTAACTACAGGATATGTTGCCATAATAATTGATTAATGTATAGTTATTTAGACCCATTCAAGTGCTTCTGAAACCGATGGGAATTGTTCGGTAAACACTTTGCGACATGATTCTGCTATATCCATATGTTCTTTCTGTGTTCCATGTGCAGAACGTAATTCAATATAATGAATCCAAGAACGACAAGAACCTGTCATGTATATTCTTGTAGGAGTACAAAGTGGTAATACCATTCTAGCACATTCTTTTGCAACTCCCTCTTCAATCATTTGATTATATAATGCTTGTGAAGAACTAAACAGAGTAATCATCTGTGCTTCTAATTTTTGTCTTACAAATGGATCTAAATCATCCGTTGAGTTTTGACGATTCTTCAAATCTTGTTTTCTTAAATCTGGTAATTCGATTTTACCAAGTTCATTACTCTGTGCATATCTTTGAGAGAACTCTTGAAAGGTAAATGATCTATGTCTTAATATCTGTGCTGCAATTGCACGTGTTGTTTCAATCTCAAGGGTCATTGAGGATTGCTCAAATACAGACCAGTGATTATGCTTGATACAATATCTCAATAATCCAGCATAGTTAGGATTATCTTGATTATCTGGATTGGAAACTCTGGCAATGTGTGCCATTGTTTTTTCAGCATCAGGTGTGACTGATATTAACTTCACTGATTTTTCTTTCATCTTGTTTTTTAATTAATTTAGCATAGATTACATCTTCCCTAGTGTATAAATTAGGGTTCTTCTTAGCTAACTTGATTAATCTCTTTGCTGATTTTCTGATTCCCATGTGAAAAATATGCCTTAAAATAGTCTATTACACCATTGGACGTTTTGTACTTATGAGTCCATTCTTCTGCGCACTCATAAATGTCCCTGAGTGAGTATTTAGACTCAGTGGTTATTTCATACTTCTTCAACAAGATTGAGAGACACTGTTCTCTTAACTTCAATTGTTCTTCTGAATATTTTTCTTCAGTCTGCATAACCATCATCATCTCCTTCAAAAATTTCTTCATAATCAGATAGAGGTGCTTGTGCTGATGCAACATAAGAACTTGTGTCTGAATAAACCTCTGACTCAAGTTCATTGAGTATGTTTTTTAGGTCAAACAATAAAACCTTTAGCTTACCCTTGTCCATGGCTTTATTTTTATTTATCACTATAGCATAAAAAAAGGAGGGTAACAACCCCTCCTTTAAATTTAGAACTTGTATCCATACAAGAACCTAGCTTCAGCGTATATGATAGTGAGAAAAATAGCAGATGCTGCTATTATTTCTGCTGTAACTAACATTACTTAGCTGTGTGAGCGATACCACGATATGTGAGTTCGACCTCTTTCTTTTGCTGAGCTGTTTTGTTGTTGGTGTCATACTTAACACCTCTGTAAGTAACTTGTGCCATTTGGTTTCTCCTAAAGTAATGGGCGGTTTTAATGCCGTTCCTTCAGTCAACTTGTGCGTCCTCAAAACATACTGGATCAGTATGCGCAATAATTACTTTAGTCATCTCTAACCTGTTAGGGTCAAAGGGTTTAACTAAAGATAGTAATTCATTGGCTTCTGCACAATTAAGTGGAGCACCAAGTAATACTAATTTCATTAAAATGCTATACATGAGGATGAACGAACCCGTTCCGAGCTGGCTTACTTGCGTCCAATAATAAAGGTTTCACATTGTTCATCTGGTACTTTTGCTCTGAAGTAATCTATAAGATACTCCTTTGCATCAGAGTTAAGATTCTGATCACTCATTATCTCAATCCTGTTCTGATTCCATTCTGAACATGACATTTCCCAATGGGAAGGATGATGTTCAGTAAGGAGTAGTGCCAGTAATGCTAAACCTTGCATTGGATGAACGATGTGTTTATACTAACACATTTATACTATATATGCAAGTTCTTTTGTAACTTGTGATACAATTTTATTTTATTTTAAGGGTTTACCATACTTATCAACTAATCCAAGCTTTCTTACTTGACCTAGATTGGATTTAGATGCTTTTTTTATCTTTTTATACTGTTTAATTAACTTATCTACCTCATCTTGGTCTATGTCAGCAGTTAATTGACCATCAAACCCACGTCCTTTTTTCTCAATATAATCATTTATTCCATTTTGGATTTCACCTTCAATGATATCATTTATTTGTTTTCTGATATCATCCTTCATCATCTACTACCCCATATAATATCTGGAAATGCTGTGTCCACAACACCCTTTGTGATCTTAGGATACTGTCTTTCTAATCCACCATCTTTAACTAAAGTTAATATGTCTGCTTCCTGTGGATGCAATCCCTCTAGCATTTGAATAAACATAGTCTCTCTACGAATTGCAGATAAACTATCATTACCACCTTTCACAAAATGATATAGGTTAGTATATTCCTTTCTAAGTGATGTATGATCTGTTCCTACAGGAACTTCATTTCTTTCATAAGGAACAACTCCCTCTGGAAGTAATGATACTGCAGCTTCATCAAAGTTCCAAATCAATACAGAAACTAATGCAGGATACCTATATTCTTGTAATACTTCAACTCTTTTAGCAATTGTTTTTTGCTTGTTAGCCAATTCAAGAACCTCAAACACAAAAGGATTAGGAGGTAATTTAGTGTTTGCTGTAATAGTAGCCTTCTTTGGAACTTTTGGAGTTACCTTTGTTGGTGCACCTGAGTCTAAAGATGCTGTTGTTGTAGCCATATTAATACTAATGTTATATTCAGTTTAGTTTATTTAGAGATAAAAGTCAACTATCATCACTGTCACCATCCTCAGGTTTATTTTCAAATCTGAATGCAACTATCTCATCTGCTATAAGATTACCATTTTCATCATACATTTCTGGATGTGATGGATACTGAGAATATTGTGTCTTTTCTATAGTATATGTCCTTGCTGTCCATCCAATAACTCCACCCACAAGAAGGGATAAAAGTGATACTACAGTTGATATAGTTAAAGTTACTATCAGTGTTTCCATGAAATTTTCCTCTAAGTAGATTTGGTTTTCTTTAAATCCAAATGAAACTCAAAGTAAAAATGAATCTCTCTATTTAAGAAAGCTATCATGTTTCCCCATTTCACTTGGAAGGTTTTGGGTTCTGGTAGTTTCCTCCTCTTATTTCTAAGCAGTAATTCAACTCCTCTATTAATCTGAGGAGTGTCATCACCTTTGGTTTTATTTAGAGGATTTTTTTTTCCTTCCTGGTCTTTTGTCATAACTATACTTTAATGCATCATCTAATATTTTGGTAAGGTAGGTTCTGATCTTTCTTGCTTGTGGTTTAGGAATGTGACCATATGCTTCCTTTAGAACTACATCTCCACCTTTGATATATCCACTCAGTTCTTGAATGGATTGACGAAGTTCATCAGCAGTTGAACTTTTAATGAATTCATCTGCCTCTCTCTTCACTGCTTTCTTGCCCTCTAGAAGAGCATAAAAGTTCAAGAGATACTTTCCTTCAAAAGCATACTCCATTGCCCTCTCTACAAGGTCATAGATATCATCTGCTGCCAAGGAGCTGATTCTCCTTGAGGTACTTGACCGTCTCTGTACAACCACCTAATTTTTCTCCATCTAATACAACTTGAGGAAAAGTTGAACCTTTTCCAAATTCTTCATAAAAACCTTTTCTGTCAAAGTGTTTGTTAAGTTTATACTCAACATATTTGAATTGTGCTAAGTCTAGCACTCTAAGTACTTGACTGCAATAAGGACATCCATCCTTGGAATAAACTGTAAAGTTCATGCTTGTTTTGATTTGTTACGAATAATGATTCTATCATTTTCATAATCAGCTACAAATTCTAATGCATCTGTAGTATCCCACATTAACTCTTCATACAATGAGTTTAATGTCTGCATGTCTTGATACAAGTCAGTTGGCTTGTCCATAGTTTTATTTTTATATAGGAATAAAAAAAAGAGACCCCCTAAAGGGTCTCTTTAACATAACACAAAGTAAAATTAATTACAACGCATTTCCTCTAGGTAAGACTTCCTCTGGGAACACAAAGTTCTCATGAGGTTGGTCTACTGAAGACATCCATGCTCTCATACCTTCATTTAAAAGAATGTTCTTTGTATAGAAAGTTTCAAACTCTGGATCTTCTGCTGCTCTTATCTCTTGAGATACAAAGTCATATGCTCTTAAGTTAAGTGCAAGACCTACAATACCTATTGATGATGTCCACATACCCATTACAGGTACAAACAACATTAGGAAATGTAAAAATCTTTTGTTAGAAAAAGCAATACCAAATATCTGTGACCAGAATCTGTTTGCTGTAATCATACTGTATGTTTCCTCCTCCTGTGTGGGGTCAAATGCTCTAAAGGTTGTAGAGTACTTGTTTCCCTCTGAGTAGGTGCTTGTGTCCTCATACAAGGTGTTCTGAACAGTTGCTCCATGAATAGCACAGAGTAATGCTCCACCTAATATACCTGCTACACCCATCATGTGAAATGGGTTAAGAGTTATATTGTGGAAACCTTGAATGAAGAGAATATATCTGAAGATTGCTGCTACACCAAATGAAGGTGCAAAGAACCAACTATGCTGACCTAATGGATAGATCAAGAAGATGCTAGTGAAGACTGCAATAACAGCAGAGAAAGCAAGAGCATTGTATGGTCTAATGCCAACAAGACCTGCAATTTCAAACTGTCTTAACATGAATCCTATAAGACCAAATGCACCATGAAATGCAACGAAGTTCCAGAGTCCACCAAGTTGAAACCAACGAATGAGACTTCCTTGTGCTTCAGGTCCCCATAGGAATAATAAACTGTGACCCATTGCATCACCAGGTGTGGATACTGCTGCTGTTAAAAAGTTTGCTCCTTCAAGATATGAAGATGCAATACCATGAGTATACCAACTTGTAACAAATGTAGTTCCTAAGAACCAACCACCAATTGCAAGGTATGCACATGGTAAGAGAAGCAGTCCAGACCATCCTATGAATACAAATCTGTCACGTTTCAACCAGTCATCTAATACATCAAACCAACCTAATGTTGGTTGTTGTCTTAAGGTAGATGCTACCATAATTCTCCTATGAAAAAGGGGTCATGAAGACCCCTAGTTTATCTTTTGATTAAGTTATTAACCAATTGAAGGTGCTGTTAAAGCAACCTGTGAAGACTCAGCAGATGCTAGGTCTAGTGGGAAGTTGTGTGCATTTCTCTCATGCATAACTTCCATTCCTAAGTTTGCTCTGTTAAGAACATCTCCCCATGTTGGAACAATCTTACCATTAGCGTCTACTACAGACTGGTTGAAATTGAATCCGTTAAGGTTGAATGCCATTGTACAGATACCCATAGAGGTTAACCATACACATACAACAGGGAAAACTGCTAGGAAGAAGTGAAGACTTCTTGAGTTGTTGAAAGAAGCATACTGGAAGATCAAACGACCAAAGTAGCCGTGTGCTGCTACGATGTTGTATGTTTCTTCTTCTTGTCCGAACTTCTAACCATAGTTCTGTGACTCTTGCTCTGTTGTTTCTCTGATTAGAGAAGATGTAACAAGAGAACCATGCATTGCTGAGAATAAAGATCCTCCGAACATTCCTGCTACTCCTGCCATGTGGAAGGGGTGCATAAGAATATTATGCTCTGCTTGGAACACGAACATAAAGTTGAACGTACCTGAGATACCTAGTGGCATACCATCAGAGAAAGAACCCTGACCGAATGGGTACACTAAGAATACAGCAAATGCTGCTGAAACTGGTGCTGAATAAGCAACACAGATCCATGGTCTCATTCCTAATCTATATGATAGTTCCCACTGTCTACCCATGTAGGCAGAGATTCCAATAAGGAAGTGGAAAATAACTAATTGATAAGGACCACCATTGTACAACCATTCATCGACGGTTGCTGCTTCCCAAATTGGGTAGAAGTGTAGACCTATTGCGTTTGATGATGGAACAACTGCACCAGAGATGATGTTGTTACCATATAAGAAAGAACCTGCTACTGGTTCTCTGATTCCGTCGATATCGACAGGAGGTGCTGCAATGAATGCAACGATGAAGCATGCTGCTGCTGTTAGCAAGCATGGAATCATGAGAACACCAAACCAACCAACATAGATTCTGTTGTTTGTTGATGTTACCCATTCGCAAAACTCGGGCCAGCCTGCTAGGAGACTGGTTTGTCTGCGTGAAATATTTGAGGTTGTCATTAGTAAGACGATTTTTAAGTAGGGCACCTAGGGTAGATGCGAAACTTATTTCCAGTAACCCCTCGCTACTGGATATGAAAGACGTAATTTATCCTCCCATAGGTCTTGGTTAGCGGGAGCATTATGGTGAGGGTATCCTCACCGACTAATATTATATATGAAGAAATGTTACCTTGTCAAGACTATTCAAATATTACAATACTTAATGAATATTATAAGTTTCCCTTATTGAGTAAATTTACTTAGTCTAGATCCCCCAATGGTTGTGCCCGATTTAGTAGAGAGTTTATACATTTCCTCGTGCATAGAAATGTCACATGATTCGTAGACAGGTTCTTGTATATATTTCGATCCCTTCAATGGATTAAGATCAAACCAAACATCATAAGGTAATTTCTTTGGAGCTGGTATTGTCATTTTATTTTTTATTTATTTCCCATGAGTACTAGAGAGTGCCTGATATCATTGACATATGAGTGTTTCGGCATATATGCTGAGTGAAAATTGTTTCCATTATAGAAGATAGCACGGTTATATTGTATAGGTTCAAGGTGATACATCCTCCAGTTTTCATCACCAACAAACTCTTCATACTCAAATGAGCCACGAACTTGTTTACTAAAGATCTTATCTTGTACGTGCTGTGGTAAATGTATACCTTGAGCATAGTTGTTCCAAGTATAAAATGCTGTGCCACCTTCTCCTTCACTCAACCATAGATTCAATACATATTCTTTACTATCATGATGAGGATACCATGCCTTACAGTTACATCTCATCCTATCCTTATAGATGTTAGTGAATGATTGTTCTACCCAAGGATTAAATCCTACCCAGTTACTAAGTAAACTTTCCATCTTAAGAAAGAACTCGTATGGTATTAACTGTCTCCAACCAGGTGATGCAGTAGGATAAAAGTAATCAGATTCAAAGGCAGGTATCTGACTTAAGAGTTTTTTATACTCATCAGGTTTCTTTAGGAAGTCATTGAATATTAATACCTCTAGATCTTTAACCTTATAAGTTTCTGGATAAGGATTATTAATATCAAAGATAGTTTTATCTGTGATAATTTCCATAGTACTCTACTGCTGATGGGAACTGTAAACCTTTCTTTATCTCATTGTATCTTTGAATAACACTACCTAGATTCTCTGTCTTTATATTAAATCCCTCATCCCAAAACTTCATGTTAGATAACTTGACCTGAGTATATGGATTGATTTTATGTCCCGCAATCATATAAAGAGTAGCGTTTAAATTCTCAAAGGTAAGTGTGTCAGGTAGATTCCAGAAAGATCCTCCACGTATATCATATACCTGTTTCAGTAAAGGACTATCAGTAAAGTCTTGCATCTGTATGTCATGCCAGAAGGCAGTATCATTTCTAGCAGTCATAGCATAGTGTAAAGTAATAAAGTCTGCAAAGTATAAGAACTGTTCTCTACACACATGATTAAATGAATGTGCATCAAAACTATTGAGTGTATCTTTACCTTCAGCAATGTTACAGAACACAAGTAGGAACTCATGTATACTCATCAATCCATTTGATTCTAATGGTTCTATAAATGCACCACTCAATCCTATGCTGACACAGTTACGTAC